ATGGCATCGGATCTGTCTACGAAGCGCCGCGGGATCCGCTCATCGATCCAGTCAATCCGATCCCTCGGCAGCCGGGCGCGCAGGCTCGGGACGGATGATGGATCGGCATCGTAATAGGGCACGCGAGGGCTCCTGCTCTACCAAGTCTGGTAGGATGCATAGCCTATTCGCGAGGCCGAATCAACCCAATCAACCTTGACAAGGCCGTCATGGTTGACGCATAGCGCCCGCAAGATCAACATCGCCGGTCCCCGAATGCAGCTGGCCCGCCGGGAAGAAATCGCCCTGATCAATGCGTGGATCGCCGAGCACGGCGTGACGCGATGCGAGTCACGGTTCGCAATCGGCATCCCAGGGGCGTTGACGAGCCGTGAAGAGGCGAGGCGGCTCGCCATGCTGGCGCCGCTGAAGTTCGACCGCGAAGCACACCTCGAACGCCTCAGGCGGCTTTGGCTGACCCTACACTGCCGTCGACGGTGCGAGGTAGCGAGCTAATGGGTGTCGAGAATTGAACTGACTGCCATGGCGTAGCAGCCCCTGGCGTCACTCGCCAGTGGGAGGCTCGTATTTGATGCACGAAACGTCGACGACTGTTCCGTCTCGACTGACCTGAACCTGGTTGGCCGGAAGAGGGCCATCTCCATATTTGGTCACATTAACGTGGATAATCTGGGTCTGCCGAGAGAATTCACCCTGAATTTCTTCCGCAGACGCGTTGTAAGCAGCAGCGGCATCAACAAGCTTGGAGAAGCGTCCAAGGTATCGCTTCTTCTCTCCGTCCCATATTCTTGCTATGTACTTTCCTGTGTGCCGGCTAACACCCTTGACGCCGAGATCATTGGTTTTACGTGCCGCCGTATTTGCCTGGTTCTGTTGATGGGTCGCCGGGCGCAGATTGTCGTATCGATTATCTGCGCGATCTCGACTCTCGTGGTCGACCTGGGCCTCGGGCCACTCACCGGTAACGTAAAGACGAGCGAGGCGAGCCGCGCTATGTTTAACGCCATCGATTTTGATGTACCGATAGCCAACGGAATCAATGGCGCCCGCCGGCTTACCCACGAGATCTGTGCGGATGCCGCTCCCACAGCCGGGCGCGACCAACCACCTGAACACGCCCGTCTCCGGATCGTAGTCCAAGACTTCCCGCAGTCTCTCGGCCGTCAATTCCCTGGTCCTGCTCACCTAGTGCTTACCCTCCATGCCAAGGCAAAACGCGCAACTCTCGAACTCCGCCCCCGGCCTAACCGTCTGCCACTCAGCAATCGACACGTACACGTGCAGGGGCAACATTGGCCATTGGCCTTGATGTTCGGAGTATCGCCCATAGCGGACGACGAACCCGCCCACCTCGACAAAAGGCCACCCATAGTTTTTACGGGATTGCCGCGTTCGGACGAAGCTCATCTGCCCACCTATTGCGTCGGAACGACAGTCACAGCCAGGGGCTTTCCACAATTAGCGGCGGCGATGCCGGACTTTCCGACGACCACGTTATGGCCCGAGATCTCAAAGTCTTGAGCATCTCCGCTCGCCAGAGCCCAGCCGCTGACCTCTCCCGTCGAGCTCGCCACGATGAAGCCGGGCCGCGCGTTGCACGGAACGACCGGTTTGGTATCCACCGATGTCACCGGCGCCGCCTGGCTGCCGATGGTCACAGCAAGTGTCGCCGGCTGCTGTGCCGAGGCGCCGGCAGCGTAGAGGGCCATCAGCCCAGCGGTTAGAAAACGACCCACCATCACACCCCCTCCTCGGCTCTGCAACAGGAGAACTCTACCACAATTCGGCCGACTAGCCGGTATTCCGAGCAGGAACGTTACGCCGAAGCTGGGTGTTATTCTGCTTGCCGTATCACGCGTAGCGTACTATGTATCGCGGGCGATGACTATCCGATCGTTCGCATGTACGCGCACAGAGGCGCTCTATCGAGACAGGTTCATCCCCGCCGAATTCCAGGCTTTTCGTGCCGTAGCACTTCGGAAGCTCGACATGCTGAACGCGGCGAAGCTGCTGAGCGATTTGCGAGCGCCGCCCGGCAACCGCCTGGAGGCTTTGAAACGGGATCGCCGAGGGCAGCACAGCATCAGGATCAACGATCAGTGGCGTGTCTGCTTCGTCTGGCGCGACGGAGGGGCGGAGCAAGTCGAAATCGCGGATTACCATTGAGAGGAAGGGAGTGAGAACGATGGCACGCATCCACACGCACCCAGGCGAGGTCTTGCGCGAGGAATTCATGGGGCCGCTCGGACTTTCCGCAAACGCGCTGTCCCTCGATTTGCGCGTACCGGCGACGCGCATCAGCGAGATCACCCGAGCCGAAAAGCCACGGGCCGTGACGCCGGACACCGCGCTCCGGCTCGGGCGCTACTTCGGAACGTCGCCGGAATTCTGGATCAATCTGCAAGCGGAATACGAGCTGTCTCTCGCGCGTGCCGCCAACGGCGAAGCGATCGATCGTGACGTTCGTCCGCGCGCAGGGTGAGTGGCCGAGGCAAAAATGCAGATCGAACCCGACAGGAAGATGCCTGTTACGGCCGCCGAGCTGCTGGCCAGCCGCAAGGTGCAGCCGCGGCACTGGCGCGGCACCGCATACCACGAGGCCGGGCACGCAATCGCTAACGGGCATGGCGGCATCCGCTTCAGCGTCGCCGAGTTGCACCCCGCCGGCGGCCAGGTCTGTGGTCTCGACCCGCACCCGGAAGCGCCGGTCACGGCGACCCTCACGGCGGTCCTCGCGGGTCCCATCGCCGAAGCAAGGGCAACGCGCCGCGGGATCTGGAACTGCCTGCGCGCCCAGATGGGCGAGGGTGGCGATACTACCTACGCCAACCATAGGCTGGGAGACGACCAGACGCGCCTCGCGCAGGCGGTCGCGGAGACGAAGCGGTTCGTCGACCAGCACTGGGCCGAGATCGAATCCGTCGCGACCGCGCTACTAACGTCAACCCGGCTCACCGAGGCGCAAGTGGTCGAGATTGCCAACCGCGTCCGGATCGCGGCAGCAAGTGCGACTCCCTTGCGAAACGGGGCTAGATCCGTCTCCGGCGCCGCGCGGATAGGGGAAACCGCCCGGCCGGTACATCGAGAGGTCGGACAATCACGCGCCTCTAGAGGCCGCTCCCGCTTGGAGCTCGCTTTGCGTTGTCGCTTGCCGGAAGCGTTACCACCTGATCTGGCAATACCCGGCCCGCGGCGGAGGTAACAGCGGGAGAGCGCAGCAGACCAGCAGATCCGTATCGCCGTTTGTAACATCCGGGACCCCTGGGTCCCGTTTGTTACATCGCCACGTCGGAAGCGCCGCCGCGCATCGGTCCGCGCACCTCGTAAGAATTCTTACGAGATGCCCAGCGCATGATTGCCTATCAGGCGCTGCGCCGCAGAAACACTGGGTGGGATGAGCTTAAATAGAACTGTGTCCGCGCTGCGTCCGCGTTTGTCTCGCCGCCAAGCTCCTCGCCAGCAACCTCGGCGAGTGCCCGAAGTGCCGTATGCGATAAATCAGATAAACCAGTCGATGGGATTCTGGCCGAGCGCCAAGCAGACCCCGGCACCGATCGCGAGCGCGATGCCGATGCCGTATGCCACCAGGATGGAAATCAGCACCCAGGACGGCAGGGTGGGATCAATAGGTCGAACAGGAATGAAGGGGATCATGGTCATTTTGTCGTCTTGCAATCCCCAGGCTTGGCGTAAAAGGCGAGGGCGATAGGGAGCCCTATCGCTATGATGGCCGAAAGAACGCCGATAAGTCCCAGGATAGATAGAAGGAATGTTGTCATTTTCGTTCTCCTCCTGTCTGTAAATATTGGGATTTAGCTGCCTGTTACCAATGAAATGAGGGCATGACGGGCAGGCTGTTTAGGGATCCCGCTCCCCGCCCCAAAGTCTCACCTCCAATCGCAAGCCTGCCGGAAGCCACTTTCCCATTTGCAGTGGTTGGCGTAGTCGTGGCCCTCCAGCAAATCTGCGGCTTTCGCCAGCTTTCCGCCGCTCACTTTCCGTAAACCGGTCGGAAATGGGAAAGTATCGGCTACCTTACACGCCCATCCATGCTTGGCCGGGGCTCCCGCTCGACGACTCGGACAGCATGCCACCCTCGCGCTTCGCCTCGGCCCGTCTTATACGCGGCGGCGGCATCATCTCGCACCCGCGGCCGATCAGCGAGCACACGTCAACCCCATCGTCGTACTTGCCGGCCGGGAAGCGCGTCAGCTGGCCGATGAGGTCAGCTTTCCACGCCGCTTGCTCCGGCAGGTACACCTTGCCCATGCTGGCGAGCGCCTGGAACGGGCGGCAACGCGCGGTCTTCTCGGCCACGCTCGGCAGCCATTCGAGGCGGACAAAAGCGCGCCGCTCGTTCATCCGCTTGATCAAATACGGCTCGACAGCCCGCTTGATCGGCCCCGACTCGCCGAACCAGGCGACCGGTGAGTGCCTGATGATCAGGTCGCATTGGGCCTCGATCCATTTGTCGCTCGTGGTTTGCCCGCGCCACCAGTCGATAACGTAGACGTTCGACTGAGCGTCGATCGCGAAAACCCCAAGTTCGGTGAAATCGCCCTTACCTTCGGATACCGCGTAATCGCCGGAGCCGTATTTGACCGCCTCCCGCGGCAAGTCCTTGTAAGTGTTGGAAAACCAGTCGAGCTGAAAGTAATCACCGGTCTCGGCGGCCGGCTGCTGCTGGTAGAGAGCATTCCATGCCCGCACATCGAGCTTGGCCTGCTCAACCATGGCGGGCGTGAACCATTCCTTCCACAACCGTTCGCCGACCTCGCGCCCGAGAGGATCTCCCGGCATCGCTTCCATCGGAAGCTCAATCAGCCGCCATTGCTCGCCCTCCCGCGCGAGTATTCGGCCGGCAAGATCGTCCTCGGACCATCGTGTCGTAATGAGCACTTGCGCCGCGCCAGGCTTCAGCCGCGGCTTGAAATCGTCAGTGTACCAGCTCCAAATCCGGGCTCGCACGCGATCGCTGTCGGCGTCTTCTCTACCTCTGATTGGATCGTCGATGATACCCAAGTCGCAGCGCCGGCCAGCCACCGCGCCGCCGACGCCAACCGCAAAGTACTCGCCACCGCGCGCGGTCTCCCACCGGCCCGCCGCGCCGCTATCAGCGGCAATGCCGACCTCGAATACCCTTTTGTGCTCCGGGGAGCCGTAGAGGTTTCGTACCCGCCGACCGAATCTTTCGGCCAGCTCGGCCGTGTGCGACGCAGCAATCACCGAGTGCGCCGGGTTTTTGCCGAGAAACCAGCTCGGGAAAACCATCGACGCGTACGTCGACTTTGCCGCGCCTGGCGGGCAGCAGATCATCAATCGCGATACCTCGCCGCGCTCGACGGCTTCCAGCTCCCGCAGGATCAGCCGGTGATGGAGAGCCGGCGTAAACCCCAACTCACAGTAGGCGATGTACTTCTCGACGCTCACCCTCGCCTGGCGCCTCGCCAGCAGCTCCGCAGCTGCCGCCTTCGTCCGATCAGTAGATCCGGTCATCAGTGCACCGTCTCGTCATCCGGCGCCACGATCGCCGGCGGCGATTCCTGAACAATCTGCAGCAGCTCGCGGTCGGTCAGTTCCCGCATGTCGCGCTTCACGGTAATGTCCGCCGTCACGCGGTCACCGAACCTTTGCGGATTTAGCTTGGCCATCAGCCACTTCCGAGCGTCGACCCTGAGCCGAGCGCGATTGATGTTCTCGTGATCAATAACCCGCTCGCCATCCTCATTAATGACGAAGTCGCCAGAAGTATCGTCCGCAATCTCGATGATCTCATGCGCCCAATACTCTACCTGCATCAGCCGCGCTATTGCATATCTCTGGCGAAATTCTTCGTTCTTCTCTAGCCAATTAAAAATGGATTGCCGCGACGGCATGCCGGGCATCCCGCAGATCTCGCGAAGCGAGACGCCCTCGACCATCAGCTCGCACACGCGGTCAGCGAGTTCCGGACTGTAGGTCAGATAGGGTCGCCGGTCTTTTGCCATCGCGCGCCAGGAATAGATGTTTCGACCCGGCCCTATACCAGATCGAGCGCGAGGTTGCACCGTTGGCCGGTTGGCGCATCGCTCCGGCGGAACACCCCGCAGACCGCGATCGTCCGGAACCGGCCGCAAAGGTCCGCGGCGGCGAAATGAAAGCCCGGTCCGACGCAATAGCCGCAGGCATCACCATGCTCGACACCCCTCGAAAATGGTGACGTGTATGGGGAAGCGTATGGGGTGAGTGAGACGCCGCGTCGAGAAAGATAGACCTTCTTGCGTCTCTTGACACGAAACGCGGCGGATACGTGGTCCGCCATATGCCGCCATCCAATGAGGAACCGTCGTTGCGGCTGGGTATCGACCCGGCTGCCTGCCGTGACTACGGCTTCCAGAGGTTGTGTCGTAGACCTCGAATTCCCGGCCGTTACCGCAAACCAGCTTCATGCCGCTACCGCCAGCCCGTTTTTGCGCACACCAGCGGTTTTGTGATGCGTCATGCTGCGCTACGTTGG